CACATCGGCCCAGGCACTGCCCGCCAGGCTGTACAGCCGCTGCGTCGTGCCGCAGATGGCCAGGCGGTTGCCGCTCAGGTCAATGGCGGCCAGCGCACCACGCACATCCTCGGTCAGCGCGGCCACACCCACCGGTGCCACAGCCGGCCCGGGCCGCATGCCCAGCTCGGACGGCAGCAGGTTCTCGCAATCCAGCAGCAGGCCCGGCGTGGTCGGATCGGCATCCGGGGCAAAACCCAGCACTTTGTTCATACCACCCCCGGGGCCATCACAGCCACTGATGCACCTGCCCAGCGGTGCGCGTTGTGGGCCGACAGCAGCTGCTGCACGGCCCCCTCGTACTTGGCGCTGTAGCTGGCCACCGCCTCCGGGTCGCGCATCCAGGCGCTGCCCATCTCGCAGCACTTCCACAGGTACACGTCGTAGTGCTCGCGCAGCAGCCAGTTGCTGTCGGACTGGAACACCAGCGCCGGCAGCTTCTGCAGGTACTTCAGGCCATAGGCCGTGGCCGGCTTGCCGGTGAGGTGCGCCACCTCGCCCACCCGGGCAAAGTACGGGCCGTCGCTGCGCTGGCGCCAGTCCTCATAGGGCAGCTCGCGCAGCACCATGCCCGCCGCACTCAGCTCGCGCAGCTCCAGCATGTCCACCGGCAGCGGAATCTCCCCGGCCGGCGTGTAGCCGCTGGTGTCCACCAGCTGGAACGACGAACGCAGCCGCGTGTCGCGGGAGAACTCGGCCTCCGCCATGCGGACAAAGTCCGGAATCACGCCCCCCAGGTCCGTGCGGTTGAGCCAGCGCGCCACCGAGGCAGACAGGCCAGCGAAGTTGGCGACCGCCGCCGCACTAGGCGAAGCCGCAACAGGAACCACCAGCGTCATAGCGCCCCCTTCCAGATCCGGAACACCCGGTTGTCCGGGTCCTGCAGAAACTGCTTGAGCAGTGCGTCATCCTGCATGCAGTCGGCAAAGGTCTTGCCGCGCTGCGCCGCCCACTGCGTCAGCACCGGAATCGGGATGGACGCCGCATGCTTGTCCCCCATGCGCGTGGTGTGGGCGCCCTGGCGGTCCAGCGCCTGGGCGCGCTCCACGGCATCGCTCACGTCGTCCACCTTCTGCAAGGTGGCGGAGCCGTCGCCATGGCAGTGCAGCACCGTGCGCGAACCCGCTGCGGCCTGAAGAATTCGAGAATGCATAAACAAAAAACCGCCCCGAAGGGCGGTGTGTAAAGGTTGACGGCGCTCAGATGGCCTGCAGGTCGCGCAGCGCAAAGTTCGCCGCTTCCTGCTCGCACTTGAGCGTCCATTCGGTGTTGACCATGTAGTTCTCGGCATCGCCGGTCTTGGCCAGCGGCGTGGTCTTCACCCCGCGCAGGCGCAGCAGCTTGAAGCGTTCCGGCTCGATCCCGAACACATCGCGTGCGCGGTTGTAGCGGCTGTTCACAATCTTCAGGCGGCCAAAGTCACCCACATACACCTCCACCGTCGCCGTGGTGGTCTTGCTCTCCACCTTCTCGAACTTGGTGGCCGCGCCGGTGAAGGCCGACACCGTGGCCCGCAGCGCCGAAGGCACAAACAGCAGGCTGGGATTGCCGCCCTCTTCCCAGGCCTTTTGCATGGCCTGCTTCAGCAGCGCCTCGGTGAAGGTGCGCAGCGTGCCGTCCGTGGGCGCGGTGTTGGCAATGGGGTCGGGGGCCGCACCGGTCGCACCCTGCAGGCTGTTGGTCTTGAGCCAGCCCGACAGGCCGCGCGCCTGGGGCGCCACACCTTCGGCGGCAGCCACCGCCGTGCCGTTGTTGATGGCGGCGAACTCGATGTCGCGCTTGAGCTCCAGGATCTTCTTGGCCTCCTGGTAAGCCTTCTCGGACTTGCGGCCCGCCTTGTCCACCACTTCCTGGGTGCCCGTCACGCCGAAGGTCTTTTCGGAGATCTGGGTGCGGTTGCCCACGCGCACCGAAGGCGTGATCGCCTTCACCGCAGCGTTGTTGCCCTGCTCCACCTTGTTGTTCACGGCGGCAGACAGCGCATCGGTCTGCCACTCCGGGCTGACCGAGCTGCACTTGTCCTTGCCGATGGACGACACGAACGGGGTTTCTTCGGGGGAGATGCGGTAGATCGCATCCGCCAGTTCCTCGCGGTTGCCCACGGCATTGAAAGTGGCAAAGGTATTCGTTTGTTGAGCCATATTTACTCCTGCGCCGCCAGCAAGGCGGCCAATGAATTCACGTCGCGGCGGGCATTGAGCTGCTTCCAGGCCGCGTCGATCTTGGAGGGAGGAACGCCGGCAGCACCAGGCTTGGAAGCCTTGGGCGGTGCTGCCCGCACTTGTTGCTGGACGCCGGGCCTGCGCGCCTGCAGCGCGCGCCACTGGGCGGCCTCAAGCAGCACCTTCAGGGTGCGCGCATCGGACACCTGGGACAGCTCGGCCTCGGTGAACCCGTGGGCCAGGCCGGTGTGGCGCATGGCCATCAGGTGGTCCCGGCCAAAGCCGGGCACCGCCGCCTGCAAGGCCACCAGGGCCTGCTGCGATGCCTGCTCGTGCCGCTGCACCGCCATCTGCTCCTGCTGCTGCACCGCCGCCTGCAGGCTGTGGGCCAGCTGCGTGGCCTGGGCCTCGGTCTGGCGCCACTGGGCCTGCAGGCGGCTGGCCTCTGTCGGGTCGCGCTGGTACAGCGCATCCCAGTCGGCCTTCTGGTACAGCTCCAGCTGCTCCGCCATCTGCATCAGCCACGCGTGTTCACGCGTGAGCTGCTGCGCCTGCTGGAACTGCTGGGACACCTGCTCGGCCGCCTGCCGGCGCTCCTCGCCCAGCTGCTGCGCCTTCTGCGTGTAGTCCGCATGGCGCAGGTAGCCGGCTTTGAGCTCGGCAATCGGGGCCTCGATGGCGCTACCGTCGGGGGCGCTCCACCGCACCACCAGGTCATCGTCTGGGGCTTGTGCAGCTTGTCCAGCGTCCTGCGTGGCGGCGTCCGCGTCGCCATCGGCCTGCTCGGCCTCCAGCTCGGCATACGCCAGGGGATCGCCTGCGTTCTGGTAAGCGGCTGCTTGCAGCTCGGCATCGGGGGCTTCCGGGGCTTGTCCCTCGCCGGCATCCAGCGCCGCCGCCAGATCGTCTACGGTCGTGATGTGATCGTCGTCCATGGTTGTTGCTGTGTGGTTCCGGCCAGGTGTGAGTCCACGCAAAAAAGGGCCGCATGCCGTCGCATGCAGCCCCTCGCTGGGTTGTTCCTAGACTGGTCGGTCGGGCATACCGTGCCCGGGCGGGTTGAAGAAAAGGTGAAAAAGGTGAATGAAAAAGGCGAAAGGCAGAACGAAAGAAAGCCGAAAGCCGCCTACGCCGTGCTGCCGTCGCTGTAGGTCACGGACAGCGGCCCCACCTCCAGGCGGATACCGCCATAGGTGCCGGGCCACACCCGCAGCGTCGCCTGCGGGTGGGTGGCCGCCGTGGCCACCACATCGCGCCCAATGTGCGCGCGCTCCACGCGGCGCAGAAAAGCCTCCAGCGGTTCGGGCTCCGGCTCAAGCTCGGGGTCCTGAACCGCCGCCGGCACTGCGGCCATGGCCGGCGCATCCGCACCGGTCGGGTCTGTCGGCACAGGCCCTTGGGCCTGCACCGGCGGCGCCTGCTTCTGCGGGGCCTGCTGGCCCGGCTGCTCCTGCTGCAGGTCCTGTGAATGGGGTTCGGCCGCTTTCTGCTCTGCCGGGGATTTACGGGGTCTAGCCATTGCGCATGCGCTCCTCGATTGCGTGGTGACGGGCCTGGATCTGTGCCGCGTTGGTCAACTCGGCACGTTCGAGCTTGTAGCCGTCCATCACCAGCTCGAACACCCGGAAAAACTGCTCCGCCCCCTTCAGCATGGCCACGGCCGCCTCGCGGCGTTCGCGCTCGCCCAGGGGCAGGGACAGCACTTCGCTTTGCAGCGCCTGGATCACCGTCTGCCGGGCTTCCTGCAGCAGCGGGTCCTCCAGCAGGCGCTGGGCGCGCTCGGCGCGGTACTGGGCTGCACTCATGCTTGTCCTTCCTGAAACTGCCGGGCCATGCCCTCAATGCTCTGGGCCGCCTGCTGCAGGTCCTCGGCGGTGACGCCGGGCACCTGGATGTTCTGGTCCAGCATGGAGCCGGCAATAATGTTGGTGGGCTGGCCCATGGTGCCGGCCTCCCGGGCATTGGCCGCCAGGTAGCCGGCGGCCAGCTCCAGCAACCGGTCCCTGTCGCGCTGCTGCAGCTCCATCTGCTTGATCTGCAAGCCGGCCGCGCGCTTCTTGTCGCCCTCGGCCGCCTCGGCCTGCAGCCGCATGGCCTGCAACTGCTGCTGGCCCTGCAGCTTCATCTGCTCCAGCCGGGACTGGATCTGTGCCTGCACCTGCACCGGGTCCGGCTGCGGTGGCTTGGGCGGAATCTGGTCCGGCGCCAGCATGAACTTCTCCCCCGCGCCCTTGAGCTTGGCGTGCTTGGCCAGCGCCTTGCCAAATTCATAGATTTGCGGTGGCCCCACCAGCCCGGCCTGCGCGGCCTGCTGCATGAACTGGCCGAACTGCTGCAGCAGCATCAGGGTCTCGGCCTTGTCGCCCGTGCCCAGGCCCACATCGGTACTCACATCCATGTCGGGCGACCACATGCGCAGATCAAACTGCACAAACCGGCCGCGCAGCCGCACCGTGGTCGGAATGTCCTGGTACTGGGTCAGCAGCCGCAGCACCAGCTTGAACAGCTGCTTGACGCCCGTCTCCGCAAAGGTGCGCAGGATCAGCAGCATGCGCTTGTCCGCCATGTTGGCAATCTTGGCAATGCCCGTGGCCGTCTTGTTCAGGCTGTCCGCATCCAGGCCCTGGTTGTAGCGGGTCACCCCGGTGCGGCGCTCGCGCATGCCCTGCACCATCTCAATGCCCGCCAGGCTCTCGGTCGCCACCAACGCGGTCTTGATCGGCACCACGGCATCTCCCGCCGCGCCCTCGCCGCGGATGATGCCGCCAATGCGGTTGCTGATCACATCCTCAATATTCACCCGCGCCGCCAGGTTCACATACGTGCGCGGGTTGTTGGCCAGGTACAGGCTGTCCACATACTGGCGGGTCAGCCCGCTGTTCAGTCGCTGCAGCTCCACCACCGGGTCCGCCAGCGCCATGCCGATCACGCGGTGCGGCAGCTTGATGGGTGTCAGCACCGCATACTCGTGGCCCTGCACCTCTTCGTTCTCCAGCTCGCCGTTGCCCGACACCAGCACCCGGCGCCACTCGGCCACGCCATCGCCGTTGTAGTCACAGCGGACAAAGCCCTCGAACAGCCGCACCTCCTCCAGCGACCGGTCCGCGCTCTCTGCCAGCTGGTCCCGCAGATCTTCCGGCTCCTGGGCACCGCTGCCCTCAAAGCTCTGGATCGCGGCCACATCGGCAAAGCCCATCTCCGTCAGCTGCGAGCGGGTGTAGGTCACCCACTCCCCCACCAGGCGGGCGTCTTCCAGGCGCTTGGCCGAGCGGTTGACCAGAAAGTCCCCCGGCGCCACATTGCGCAGCTCCACCTTGCCGCGCTGGCGGCGCTGCAGCGTCACATCCCACAGCAGAGACTGCTGCAGCCCGGCGGCCTGGGCCACTTCGGGCTGCAGCAGCTCGCTGGGCGAGGCTTCCAGCACGCGCACGGCTGGATCCTGGGTCAGCAGCACCAGCTGCTCCTCGCTCAGGCCCTTGAACTCTTCGCGCACCGGGTCCGGCTGCACC